ATTCCCAGATACACCACCAAATACACTACCTGAAACGAGTGCGTTAAAGATGTAAGAACCCGTATCAACATAAGTTTCAGTTTCATCAATGTCTGCTGCGAGTTTGGTGTAGTCATCACCAATCTCTTTTACAATATCTTTTAAAAAATCCATTACTTTACTCCATTCACTTTTTTATTGTTCAATGCAAATTTATATGACCATAATTTGGCATATAAATCTTTATCCACATTTTTAATTGTGGTAATTATAGTTTCAAGTTCTTTATATGTTATAGGCAAATTCATTAGCAAAAAAATGATTCTAAATTTGAGGTTCTTTCAACATTCCATCCAATCGAATCAAGAATAATCTTCAAAGGTTCTAGGAATGCCTTACTAAATTGCAATTCATAGTCAATAAATTTATTAAGACTCAATTCCTTAGGAAAATCCTGAATGAATGAAATGACATTCTCATGAATAGGATTGGGTTTTTTAAGATAAAGAAACTTAATCTTTTCACCATTTTGAATGAGAGAATACTTATTCGTTAGTTTATTCTGCTTAATATAATGATTAAACAGAAGAGCACCTCTAGCGTGAATTGGCGTCCCCTTAGTATAGATTTCGCTATGAGATTTATACTTGACTACATCAGAAACACTCCTTGGAAAAGAAATTTCTTCTGGTGGCAACTTCTTAAAGTTATTTCTACACTCCGCAATAAAGTCAATTACATCATCTTCAGTACCACTCATCATCATCTTAAGAGCATCCTTAATCATCTTACGGCAAGGAGCAGGTGTTGAAGATTTAACTGCTTCAATTCCCATCATCTTCAGTTTAGGTTCCGCATAACGAACTCCCTCACTATCCCATACATTAAGAATATATCGCTTCTTTGCAGTCCAAATACCACGATCAGCAATATTCTCTCGCTTCATAAACATTTTTTGATCATACGCATTAACGTAATCCGCCAAATCCTTATAGCTCTCCTCAATGAATGGTTCAATCTGACTTTCGCAAGCCTTATTGAGAAAGTCAACGACCTTCCCTTTATCAGATACTCCTGTATTAAATACTTTATCAACCAAAGGACCCATATTAAGATAGATAGAATCAGTATCAGATGCAATGACATAATCAACGTCATCCGTCTTGAGCAATTTATTTAGATACCCATTCATTCGGTTCTCAATCCAACGGATAGAGACCTGACCAGAGAGTGTAATCGCCTCTGCGTTTGCAAGTTTGTAATATCGAAAATACTGATTACCGATGGCACCATAAGCAGAGTTAAGAGAAATCTTCTTAGCCATTTGAATGTTATTGCACCTTGCAATTTCTTTCTCAAGAGTTTTTGTAGGAGTCTTTTCATACTGCTGTTTTGCGGCAAGCATTTTCTTTTTAAAGATAACTCGATCTCCATACATCTTTTCCATTAATTCGGGAAGAATTCCCCTAACATCTTTACGGTACATTGCACCGTTAGCACATACAGCACTATCTTTATACAATTCAAAATTAGTTTCCTTTTCAAGAATCTTGTTCACCGAAACATTGGGATGCCTGTCATCCAAAAGAGTTTCTGGTGAAATATTGTATTGCATGATCAGGTGAGGGTATAGAGAGTTAAGGTCAAAACTAACTACCCAATCATAAACTCCTGGAACAGGTTCTTTTACATAAGCACCAGCATACTTCTCATTCTTCTCACTCTTGTCCTTTGGAGGAATTACAATATCCCTTTTCTTGAGATAATTGTAGATAATATTATCCCACATCCGAACTTGAAAGAAAACATCACTATAGTTTACCTTAGCATCATATGCCATAGTAACTGCAAGTTCAATCAGTTTCATCTTGTCTTCCAAACGGTCAACAAGTTCCACGTCAACGATGTTATACTCTACAAACTTTTGCCAACCATTAGTGTAAAAATCTTTAAAGGTATCAAACTCAGAGTGATCAAGTTTCTTTTGCCCCAGTTCTACATTTGCAATGTGATCCAGTCGATACGATTCTTGTGCCTTATAAGTAAACTTCTTATAAAGATCAAGATAATCTAGTTGAGAAATCCCACCAACATCATAGCAAACTTGCTCACGATTATTTGCGAAGACTTCTTTCTTGGTAATTAGACCCCAAGGCGAGAAACTCTTCATTCGTTTCTCACCAAGAACTCGATTCAATCTCCCACAAATATAAGGAACATCATAAAACTGAATGTTCCAACCAGTAATTACTTCTGGAGGATTATTGTCCCAATAATACAAGAACCTATTAAGCAACTCATACTCAGATTCGCAGAGATGATAAGTAACATTTTGTTGCTTATTAATAAAAGGACGAGTTCCCCAAGTAATAATTTTCTTATTGGAATAATCCTGAACTGTAATCAAAAGGATTTCTTCATCACAGTTCTTAGGATCTGGAAACCCATTCTCGGAAGCAACCTCAATATCAATCGTAAGAAGTTTGATCTTAGTTATATCAAACTTAATTTCATCTTCAGGATACTTGTCAGAAATATATTGATAGACATACCTATCGTTTCCATAGATTTTGAATCCATCTACGTTATCATATTTCTTATAAAAATCTCTACAGTCTCTAACCGTGCCAGGAATAATTTTTTCTACATAATCACCTTCCAAAGTCTTATAATTTGTTTCTTTTTTTGAAGGAACGAAGAGAGTGGGAGAATATTCCTCCTTAAACATAACACTCTTTCCATTATCATAACCACGAACGAGAAACTGATTCCCGATCATTTGCACGTTAGTGTAAAATTTCATTTAATAAGGTCTTGGTATTTCTCAAGTAGTGTTGGTTTTGGATCCGCAATAGTAAGAATCTGATCAGAACTCATCATAAAAACATCCTGACTAACAAACCCACAAAGGAATGGTTCCATTGTTTTATCATTCTTAACAACAAAAGGTTTTATAAGTTTACAATCAGGTTCTCCCAATTCGGATCCAACTTCTTCAATCTTGCTGATCAGAATCAGATTGTTCGTCAGTGCTAGTATCTTTATCATTTTTCAAAACCTGCTTTTTATACATATCGGTGAGTTTATCTACTGGTTCTACAATTGTAACAACCCAATCAGAGGGAATAGGAATTGTAGACTCTTTAGAAATTGGAATCCAAGGAAATAGTGCAACTTGAAAAGACCTATCCTCTTTTTCAACAATATCTCCTGGATTTTTCATCCTAATTGTGCAAGGTTTTTCCAAAAAATACCCCACAACTTTTTCTTCAATAATCATTTCCTTAACGTCGGAGATAATATCTTCTCCAGACTTAAGTAGAACTAATTTTACAGTCATAAATTTTCACCATTACCAATAGTATTTTAGCAACAAAAAAGGGAGGTGTCAACTGGATTGTGCCAGTTACCTCCCTGTCTGCGCCGACGATATTCAGTTTTATTTATTTACTTTTTAGGTGTAATTGCGAATGCTCCTCCCATTACAGCAGAAAAGATTGCGAGTGTTGCTAAGATTCCCATGGTTCAACAAGTATTATGGTAGTGTGTTTGCGATAGGGACACCGATAAAAAGAGTCATCAGTGTTCCAAATACTAGGGTAGTGGCGGTGTAGTTCATAGTCCGTCCTCCAAAGTACGTAACTATCTATATTATACTGTATCACTGTGATACACTTCTGTATTCATTGCTACGCATTTATACCTATTGTGTTATGATTTATAGATAATCTTTTCTTTGGTGGTGCTCTGGCACGATCTTTCCCAACACAATTGTTAGAAGCCCATCTTCAAAAGTAACTGATCTAACTTCCGTGTCATCAGAGAGTGTCCAGGCACGATTAAATGACCGTTGAGCCAAACCTTTGTGCAAATACTTGGTTTCTGTTTCCTTATCCTCTTTCTGGCCCTCAACAAAGAGTTTACCATCTTGGGTGTAGACATAAACTTCCTCCTTCTTAAATCCTGCTAAAGCAAGTTCAAGTCTGGATTCCACGCTGCTAACTTGAACTAGATTGTATGGAGGATAATTTGTCGTGGTTTCGTGAAGTTTAAACACACGATCAAAATATTCATCCAATCCAATACTGTTTCTATTTATCTTATCCATTAGGGTAGACAAATCTGCAGCAGTATACCTTGCTAGGTTAGTCATTATTGTAGCTCCTTTAAAAGCGAGTTTGTGTTTTGTGGACCCTTTCGGCATCCACTACTAATTATACAAGATAACAAAAAAAGAGGAACGGTAAAAACCGAACCTCTTTATACGGTGTTCCGACTTTGTAGAGTGCCGCACGAATGGCACAAAAATATTTATGCCTCAGGGGTCTTTCCTTTCTTGCCAATATTATATTTCTGCTCAAGAATCCAATCATTCTTATCCTTATAAGCAAGAACTTTGATTTGATTCAATGGAGCAATGTCTGTAGCAGATTCTTCATTGACAAGAGTAATCAAACCCCAATCAGAAAGAAGTCTAGCGATTCTATTCCTACGCTGGACGTCATTAACAGTCAGATTTGCGTGTTTACCATCAAGAGCAAACAACTCCTTAAAGTGAACAAGATAATATCTACCTTGCTTGTGTAGAATGTGGCAACTCTGATAGAGTTTCTTTTCCTTTCTAGAAGCAACTCCAATACGAGTTAGAGTTTCACGAACCTTTAAAAAATCATCAGGTTCGTTAAGAGAAACTTCTACCATCATATTTGGAGACCATTCTACCTGAGGCTCAATCGTATTTGTCATTTTTTTCCACCCGTTTCAAGTCTTTTCTCGATAAATTCAAGTTGTTCTTTATTTATAATTCTTAGAGCTTGATTGGCTTTTTCATTACTATAACCATAATATTTTTTAATTGTCTCCAAATCTTTTTCCTTATTCTTTTTCATCCAAGGAGAAAATCTCTTTTTCTTACGGAGAGCATTCAGATAAAAAGAATATTGCATATCTTTGGGCAAGTGATGATTCATATTCATCTCATTTGCATAAAGAACGCAATCAATATGACCAGACAAACACCTATTGATAATATAAGGTGGATAATCTTTAATTTCGTCAGATAAATCTTCTTTTGTAAAATTAATAGAATTCAACCAATCTTTAAGTTCCATAATCAAAATACTGCTGTCACACTTACAACTTTTGCATTAGGATTGCGGGCAAGAGCAACTTGCCGCGCATCCTGATAATCTTTGGCAATTACTTCTTCTTTGAAGACCGTTCCTGCCTTATACAATGTTACTAGGCATTTCATAATTAAAAAGAAGAAGTTCTTTACGCCCCTTTTGATCTCTCATATATTCACCAACAGACCTCATTGTATAGGTAAGGTCAAATTCGGCAGCTTGCCAATTAGTGAAACGATCCTTTACAAGTTGATCTGAATTATAACTTACTAACTGAGGCATACTGCAAGCAGAGCAATCAGTAGCAAACTTATCATGATCAAATCCTTTGTGCATAGACCCCTTTTTGCCGTAGAGGTTATCCTTAATGTCATAAGGAGGATCAAGATATACAAAAGTGTTATCTTCAGCAGTAAGAAGATAATCATATGAATAATTTGTTATATTCCAGTGCTTAATGATTTCAGAATACGAAGGCAATTTTTCGATCCCCCGCAAACTGAAGTTACTGTTGGATGCCTGCTCCGAAAAAGATGAACTTTCTGTGAGACCACTGAAAGAACACTTATTAACAATATAGAAAGCCACAGCACGATCAATGCTTGGCAAACTTTTGTCATTAACTTTCTCCTTAGATTTTAGAAATAAATCTTTTGCTAATGTAGGAGTGTTATTAGAAAGTTTATAATCAGATAATTGCTCTTTGATGTCATCACCAAACATTTGGAGTTGTTGCCAAAAGTTTACAAGAGGTTCGTACAAATCATTCACCCAAATATTTAGATGTGGATATTTTTTTGTGACATGAATTGCAACACTTCCGCCACCCAAAAAAGGTTCACGAAATTGTTTATAATTTCTCAAATCTGGAAAGTATGGGTCCATCTTAGTGCAAGCACGAGACTTGCCACCAGGATAACGAAGTGGTGTTTTAAGAGACTTATCAGTAATTATTGCCATTTAATCACAGAATAATTTTCTTTGAAGATGAAGATGGAGTTACAATGTTTGAAAACATTTGCTTATATTGATCTTCAACCTGCTCTTGAGTTTCTGCAATAAAAATAACGTACTTTTTAGTCACTTCAACTTCCTCATCTTTTCCTTTAATAAAGGGTGCCCAGGGAGCAAATCCAACCTGTCCCTGTTGACCAGTAGGAACAGCAACAATTGGATTTCGAAGAACAATAGACTCTTCTTTTTCTTCAACAAGTTCGGTGATTACATCTTCACCAGACCACATACGAATAACTTTGATTTTCATAGTTTTTTTACTTAAAATTACATTCAACCATTAGTTCAGTTAGAGCCGCCAAAAGGTTGATTTCTTGATCGGCAACAAATGCGATTTGATACTGATACTTAGCAACAATGAGGACAGCAGCAGGAATGCTAGCGTTTTCCAAGGATGTAAGAAGAGCATCGTAAATACGCCTAAGAAGTACACCAGAATCATTGTCCAGATTATTGACGACCCATTTACGTACTTCCGTAAAGTTCTTTTCTTTGAGACTTTTAATGAGATCATTGATATTTACGTCAGAAAAAGAAGCAAGAATAGCAGAGTCAATACTGCCACTAGTTGAGTACCTTTGGCACTCATTTAAAACACGTCTCCAGTCAGGAAAATGCTTATTAATCAGTTCCGCGATAACTTTTGGATCATATTCAATACCCTCTTCCTCAAGAATAGTCCTGAGACGGTTGAAGAAGTTTGTAGCAAGTTCTGCCTTTGCTTTTCCACTAATTGAGAAATCGACAACCGCACACCTTGAGTGGAGTGGTTCGATGATTTTGTTTTTGTAATTACAGGTGAAGATGAAT